TGTGACTTCAACGACAAACGGGAACTCTTCTTTCTTGATAGCATTGAAAGCTTTTTTCAGCCCATAAGCATCTACTTTATCACCCTCTTTATAACGGCGTTGCCATTCGGCAAGCCCCCAATTATAAGCAAGACGGGCGCAACCGAATGCCTTGCGGAAGTAGCTCTTCTGCTTGTTATTCGGTACGAGTTGTATCTTATGGGATATAGTTATCATTCTTTACTATTCAAATTTTCGGCTACTGCCTTGTTTACATCTTATAATAATTTATTGTTTTTGTTACTTTATACGTTAATACCAATCTTCTCACTTGTCCTTTAAGGATGAGATTCAGAAGTTTTGTCAATCCTTTCTTGTAGAATTAATGCCACTCCCAAGATCTTGTATTACTTCATTTCCTCATGTATACAAAGGTAAGAAAAAGATCATACTTATAAAATATACTTCTACCTTTTTATAGGATTTTATAATTATAAGCTAACAGTAATTAGCCTATCTTCTCTTTTCGTATTTTCTTTTCATTTTCCTTCTTTCCACCCGTGACATACCCATGCTTTGAGCAATACCGAACAGGATTTCCTTTTCCGAATCGTTAAGCATATCATACACCTCTTCTTTGCTTTTTCCGCTAATCATAGCCATAAAAATCTTTTTCATAATGATTTATTTTAGTTTTTTCTTACAACAATCGCAAATCTCGTCTTTTATAGGTTTTGTAAATAAAGCACCTACATATCCTGCAAGGTATCCGGCTTCTTCTGATGAAGGCTTTATGCCATAATGATCAATTATATGACCAATCATGTGTTGTTTTTCATGCTCCAGTGTATTCATAAATTCTTCATCAGACGTACTGTGACTGATAATGATTACAGTGCACTTATTGTTTGAATACGTTACACCGTAATTGTATTTTTCAGTCTTTATCTTATCCGTTATCCTGTTCAGCAAATGAAAAGGACAGCCAATATATTCCAGCCTGTATATCGCTCTTAAATAAGAGTATTTATCCACAGAATAGAACACATCAACCGTCCAGTCATATTCCTCAATGTATAGTCTTTGTCGTACCATAGCAATCAGATATAATCCTCCCAAGAGAAAGGTGTTCCACAGGCTATACACTTTGCGTAATACTCGTCAAGAGCACGGGTAGGGCTTCCGTCAACATCGTCAAGATAGTCTTTTACAAACATACAGGCATATTGCTCATTGACTATGGATGAACCCATATAGTCGGCACGTACCATATTCAATACATAAACCTTGTTGTATTCCACATCATTCTTCAACTCAACATTGAATTGCTTCATTAATGTTTCCACTTGATCCTTGTCATACGGGTGTATTTTGTTTCCGTTCCTGTCTTTCATTTTGGAAACGGCATATTCACATAATTTCTTAGAGAAGTTCCATCCGTGTTCCGCAAGATATTTTTCCATTCCCGAAGGAAGTTTCTCATATACATCTAATCTCGTTCTTTCCATAGCTTTTGTTTTTAAAAAGATAGCCCGTAGCAAACCACTACGGGCTTAAACCAATTTAATTAGCGTCTACGTCTGGCGTAAGGACCAGTACCTTTGACTCCGCGTCTTTCTCCGTACTCATCATCATCATCCCACATTCTTTCGCCATAACCGCCTCCACTTCGTCCGCCACGTCCGCCACGTTCACCATAGCGATCTTCCATTTCTTCCATAGCGTCACGATAACCTTCTTTATACGCTTTTTCTAATTCCCGGTCCATATCTTCACCTTCAAAGCTACGGCCCATTCCATATACTTTCCAACCCATAGTGTTTATTTTTTATTGTTGTTATTATTATTGTTTGTATGTTGCACGTCAGGCAATTTGATACCAGAAGCAGCAAGTTGTGCAAGTATATCCTTTATCTGTGACAATTCACCTTTAAGTTCCTTCATCTCCTTGTCCTGCTGCGCCTTCTCGGCAAATGCAGGATTCAATGCTGTAAGCATCTCATCGCAGCTTTTGATTACTTTCTGATGGTATTCCACAGATTCCACAACCCTTACACTACTTATTTTCATTGCTTCTATCTCTGCATTGATGGCATCCTTGCTTTCCGATACAACCACATTTCCGCCTACTTGGGAAAAGTCTGCTATACTAAGATTGGCTGGCAACTTTTGAAAATCAAGAGTATCATCTCCAACCTTAACTTTCACATCCACAACCATTTCATTTTGCGGAAGAGGATATGCTGTATATCCGTTCTGATATTTAGGAACAGGATTTGAAACACTTACCACAGTGCCCACATCACATCTTGGGTTTTCCCCTTTATGCAATATGAAGAACTGCTGTCCTTGTCGTATTGATTGAAACATACTTATTCTAACTTTTTAATATCATTTTACAGTGCTTCTAGCCTGTGCGGCAGTAGCAGGTGCAACGATATGATTAACTACTTGAAATATCCCATTACATTTGTCGTAATAGACAAAGTATTTATTGCCTTGTGAAATTTCACTAGACGGAATCTGATCTCCCGAACCGTTCACCAAAGGAACCTTGCTTGTGGATGTTGATGTGGTATTTGTCAGTGTGGTAGCCACAGAAACAAGATACCCGTCAGATCCGGCAGCAGGAACATGATTTACGCTTAATAGCAAAATACCTTGATTTGGCAATCGTCTGAACAGACACGGGTTAATACCATAGATAACCTCTGAATTTGTCGTGTCTGTTGTTACAGAAGATGTCCGAACAAACGGTATTCCTCCAAAGTCAAGTCTATGTACCCCTCTGAAACGGTTAGCATTATATCCTATCATATAAGGATTAAAAAAATAACTCATAACTTTTCCCTTTCTTTAGAATTTTATTATTTTGCATCGGGATAAGAGTTTCTGACCTGTAATTTATATACAAATCAAAAACTCTTAACTAAACTTTAGCAATTGCAACCACAGTTGTCACCAGCAGCATAACCTGCACCAAAACCAGCCATGAACGGATAACCTCCATAGCAACAATTTGGGTTAGGCACAAAATATGCTGGAACCGGGCACGGAGCCTTAAGTTGTCCAACTATATTTGCAGTCTGAGCCTGTTGAGAAGCAGCCAGAGCCAAATTGCTGTTTTCCTGTCTAAGTGCATCTATCTTGTTTTGCATTTCACGCATTTCAAGCTGACAGAATTTATCATTGATGATAGCTGTTTGAGCGTCTATCTTTGCGCCAAGAATGTTAAACTGAGTGTTTGCATTGCTTGTCAAAGTATTGGTCTGCTCTACAGTAGCCAAACGGCTATCACATCCTTGACGTTCAATAGCTGTACGGATATCGCAGCAGCAAGAAGCAAGCTGAGAACCGATAGCTGCACTATTGGACTGAATTGAGTTGATGATCTGTTGAGAGGAAAGACCTACTTGGTTACCAACTTGCTGAATCTGTCCTTGAATTTGGCAGATAGCATTCTGCAACTGTTGAGTAGAGCAGTTCAAAGAACTAGCCAACTGATTGATAGCTGTTCCGTTTCCTTGAATAGCGTTCATCAACAATTCACGTCCTGCTTCATTGTTCAATTGAGCAGGGATTCCGTTTGCTCCATTGCCAAACCCGTTACCGAATCCGTTACCACCCCACAGGAAGAAGAGCAGGATAATCCAGATCCACCAACAACCAGCACCACCCCAAGCGTCTTGATTGTTTTTATTGCTCATAAGAGCGGCAACCATATTGGGGTCTAATCCTTTATTCTGCAACAGTGCAGGAATCATTGACATAATACCTGCGCTTTCTCCAGCGGCAGGATTGTCGAACATAAAAATTTTGTCTGAACCCATAATATTGTAATTTAATGTGTGTGTATTATAACTCCCGTAAAGACTGTGCACTCATCTTTACGAGTGTAAATTTACAACATGGATTGCCTAAACAAAAATAAAAATTTCGCAGTATAACCTATTGTGTTTCAGATAGTTTAAAGTTGTTAAAATAAGTTATTTGCTTGTGTGTTGTTTTTCCTATTCGTATATTAGCGCAATAATTTTAAAATAGAGGAATTGAAGATGAAAGAATTAAAAAAATGGAATAATAATCCAATAAAGATTACGTATTTAATACCTAGTGGAAACAAGTACGCTTATATAAAATTAGGTGACACTGTTGATCTGACGAACGGAACATATAAAATAACCGCTTTGGATAATGAAGAAAACATTTTCCAAGCGGTTAATATGGAGAATAAAGATGATTGTGTTACAATGTATGCGTATGAGGTTGTATAATTTCCCTAGCTTTTAGTCTTGTATTTGCCCCTTGACTTCTTTGGACGTATAAGCCCGTTATTTTTAAGAGCATCCAATGTTTCTTTCAAATAAACGGGTTTTGTCATTCCTTGTACTCTCACGGGAGATAATAACGGTTGTACGGGATGAAACTTAGTGCCTTTGTGTAAGCCTTGCAAATTCTGTATCGCTTACATCGAGATATTTTATGGCATTTTCTCTATCAAAATAAGACGGTATGATAGTTGATCTGTTTATTGCGTCAGTAAGGAAGTTGAACTGTTCCGCATCAACATTCGAGTTTCCGCTTTTCAATGCTAGAGATATCCCGTCAAGTAAGGAAGCTAATATAGTGTTATAATTCATGCCCATGTCCTACTCAATAGATGAAATATTCGCTGTTCCTGTAATATTTACTTTGCTTCCCGGTGTAACTGAAAAATATTCCACTGTTCCTGCTGGAAGAAGCATTCCTGTTGGTGCTATCCTGCTTGACCTGCTTTTTGTTTCCTGTACCAATGAGATACGGCATCCTTCTGATGTGGCTACCCTTATCAAGTTTGACAATACTGTGTACTCCTTATCGGTAACATCTTCGGATGCTGATATTCTTGCAGCTACTATACCTTTTAACGCTTCATCTTTTGAAGCGTTTTTGGTGGAGAAATATCCACCTATCTGTTGTTTGTCATTGCTCTCCATATCCTTTTAAGTAAGATTGTTTAACACTTTCGGCAAACTCGTTCAGCTTTACATAATCTGCATCAAGTTTGTTTAAAATACCTTTTCTGAGAGCCGCTTCTTCCTCACCGTTGGGAAATTCATCCTTTATGGCGGCATCTACCGTTTTGTCGTATGATACAGGGTTCTTTACACGCTGTACATCGGCTTTCCACTTTTTGACGAACTTTTCCTGTACAATATTTCCCATATCGTCCGTTTCGGGTTCGTCAACTTGTTCAATGTTTAAATGAACATTGCTATATCCAGTGCCTAAATCAAAGATAAAGGCAGGCTTCTCGTCAAAAATCAAACCTCTTTCCATATTTTAAACATCTAATGTTCCGTCAAAATAATAGCCCCTATTGAATTTTATGACAACATCCTCCAATGGTAAAAGGCTTTTGTCTACTTGGGAAAGAAATGTTCCTAACGCTTCGTATCCGCCTTTCATAAAGCATTTTTCTCCTTTGAACAGTATCTGCATTCTTACCCATGTACTATTGTCCTTCTTTGTAGATGGTCTTACATCAAAATCAAGAATGTCTATATGCTCATCGACAAGTTTGTCTATCTTTACATCCTTTCCGTCAAACTTTCTTGACACTCTTATATTTAAGTCACTAATCTTTGTCATGTGGCTATTATTATTAACTAAAACTTTATTAATTAAGTTTTTAGAATCACAGTGCATCAACATACCCATATAACTCGTAATTGATTTTGGGTTATTACGTTTTGACGCAAAGTTTTTCTTTATTCTCTTTCTTATTTTGGTATGACCGGGAGTAAAGACGAATCCACCGAAATCTATTCCTTCTGAAACGGGGAATATCCTGTAATTTTTCTTCATCTCCAGTTTCTTTTCATACCACAGGTAATTTCTTATCCTCCACAGCCATTCATGCAACTGTTTCTTGTCGTGGGATAATATCACCATATCATCGGCAAATCTGAAATAATGCTTTACTTTGAACTGCTCCTTTATAACATGATCCAAAGACCTTAATACCAAATGGCTTCCTATCTGAGCGTCAGGATTGCCAATAGCCAGACCTTTGTTGCTGTAATTAAGCGTATTCATAAGCCATAACGCATCCCTGTCTTTCAAGTCTTTGCTATATGCCTTCTTGTAAACGCTGTGTCTTACGGACGGATAAAACTTCTTAATATCCATTTTCAAAACGTATATTTTTCCGTTTTTGTCCATTTCAAGCAATGTCCGTTTCATCTTTCTCACAAGGGAGTGCTTTTTAACCTTACTTGTAATACCCCTTTTGGGCAGACAGTTATATGAATCAAGTGTAAGGCTTTTTGTCCATCTGTCCATCATGGGTATCAAAAGGCTGTGCTGGATAATCCTGTCCGGATAAAACGGGAGTTTGTGTATCTCCCTTACCTTTCCTGCATCAGTCACTTTCTCTATCACCTCATACTTGCTTACATGGTATGATTTGTCTTTGAGCATCTGATAAACATTCTGATGATATTCATCCTTATGTTTCTCATAATCCCTCACACCCCTGTGATTTCTCTTTCCTTTCTTTGCCTTTTCAGCAGCAGAGATAATATTATCCATACTGCCTATCGTTTCAAAAATATTATTCAATCTTTTCATCTTACGTGCTTTTCTTTGTCCGTTGAGCCAAAGATAACTAACTTTCCATATACCTACAACTGTAAATGTACTAATAAGTTCCCATCCTCAAACAATGGGTTGTCTTGACATTTTTCATCTTCCTGACGAGGCTTCTGTATAGCAGTAATTTTTTTAGCACGTTAGCTGCCACCGATGTTCGTGTTCGCGTTCGAAGGATCATGGTTCAAATTACCATTCCGCAGAGAACAATTGTCGTTGTTCGACTTACCACCAAAGTAAACACCACCATTCTACAGACCGCCTTTTTTCAACTAACCGCCTTTGACAGACTTATTTAACTTTGCTGACGCATTTGGTTAGATTTTTAATTATGCAAACTTAAACATTATTAATATATTTTGCAAGTTTTGGGAGGGGGATTTTTCACTTCGTGAAAAATTAGGGTTGGGTTATTGTACAACGAAAGCCGCCACCGATGTTCGTGCCCGCGCTCGAAGGAACATGGTACAAATGACCAAACCGCAGAGAACAACGGTCGTAGTGCGACCCACCACCAAAGAAAACACCACGCCTTCCAATCTTACCCGAACCTGCATTTCCCGTAAACCAGTTGTAATGACATTCCCCCGTGTGAAGATTGCTTCCCTTGACCTCTCCA